ACGACGAAGACGAAAAAAAAGGATTTTTATCAAACAGGGAGCGCGAGCTTCTCCATCTAATTCTCAATAAGGGGAAATAATATGTCAACCAACAAGCAAGATCGAGCAATGGTTGAGGAAGCGAAGAGCATCCTCGGCGACATTGTGAAGCATCAAAAAAACTCAGCGGATCGGCTGTCTCAATTTGAGAAGCAGGTCGATGAAGTCAAGCGCGCACAGCGCCTGATCGAGGAGTCTGTATATCGAGCCGCTCCAGAAGTCACCGGCGGCGATGCTGCTCTATCTGAGTTCGTGAAAAAAGACGGATCTGTCCGATGGACTACCGAGAAAGGATACGTCGACACGCCTAACGGCCGTCAGCCCATCGAAAAGAAGGGACTGCTCGACGCTGAGGCTCCTTGCTCTAACTGGCATCGTGATTTGTTGGAAGCGAACACACAGCGCAACATGGCTCGATTGCTGATGCGCGATCCGTTCACTCCTCGACTAGACGCGAAGATCCAACGATTGATCGATCTTGCTCCTCGAAACATTGCAAGCGCAATGAAATCGAAAGCCATGTTTGACAGCGCGGGAAGCGGCGGCGACTTTGTACCCGATCAATTCAGAGCGGAATTGTACGAAGAGTATCAGACTCCTCGCGTTGTGCGTTCTCTATTCCAAGAGATGCCGATGGAGCGAAATGTTTTGCTTGTTCCTCGACTGGATCGCGGCGGCAGGCCCTACCTAAAAGGCCAAGTCAGCTCGGATTCTCCGGCCTCGTACCAAGCGTCGACCGCTCAAACGTCACAAAAAACTATATCAATGCAAGGCCTAGCTTGTCGTTTCGTTATTGATGATGCACTCGCCGAAGACAGCGCAATCGCGTTGATCCCAACAATGCAACGACAAATCGCGCAAGACATAGCTGACGCTGTCGAAGATGCACTGATCAACGGTGATGCGGCCGCAACGCATCAAGACGATATAGCCAACTGGAACATTCGATCACGTTGGGGAACATCTCCAGCGCTCGGGGGATCTAGTGATCATCGTCGTGCTTGGACTGGACTGAGAGCGCAAGCGTTCGATCGTTCGGCTACTTTGGATGTAAGTGCAGCGACAACTGCTAAATTCTTGGAGTTGTTTGCTGAGTTGGGCGAGTTGAACAGCACCGAACGAGTCATCATCACTTCACCGGAAGCTCTCGTCGCTAACTTCTTGGATCTTTCTGAGGTCTTGACTATTGATAAGTACGGCCCGAGCGCAACAGTATTGCAAGGCCAGCTGGCTAGCTACTTTGGAATGCCGATTGTTTTGTCAAGATTCATGAGCACAGACTTGAATGGAAGTGGACTTTATGACAACGCCACCAAGACAAAATCGGGCATGTTGTGCGTTGCTCGTGACGCTTATATGATGTTTTCTCGACGCGGAATAAGCGTTGAGCAGGACAAAAATATTATTCAAGGCGCCATAAACCTCGTTGCGACCGAGAGAGTCACTTTCGACACGCTCGATCCAGATGCCACAAAGAATGTCGCCTTCGGCTTCAATCTAGCAGTATAATAGGAGACTATCATGAAATTTCAAGTAGCAGTACATATCGAAGCTAACGCAGGAAGCGGAAGAGTAAAATATCTCGCCTTCGATGAAAGATACAGACTGACCGGAGTAAAGGTTGTTGATGACGGCGGAGTAGCCGCTGACAACACGAATTACATTATCCTAAATGTC